CTAATAGAAATATTTCTCAATCACACCTGATGTAGGATTGCTATAATAATATAAATTTTCGTTATTTCGGTCAATAGTTTTCGCAATGACTCCCCATTTTTGCTCGGAGTCTTTTGCTATGTCAAATATCTTTTCCATATCATTCGTTTTTAATTAATGTTTCATTTGAAATTAAAGTTGAGTTGCTTAACATTGTCAAGTAACTGGAGATAACAAGGTTTATCTTTTGAGGGGATTTGACTATCTTTCCCGTAATCTCGTAAACGCCATTGTCACCGGATATGGATATATCACTGATAGCATTGCACGATACCTCCATTAGCTTATCAGAGGTATTTGGCAACGTTACAGTGATGGTAACCATGCTATCTACAGAGATATATTCTCCGGGATTAACAGAATAGGTTATGGAAGAATAAGGTAGATTACTCTTCACTATCGGTCTAAACTCCACCATATCCGGATACAGCGTACCCAGCTTATGCTTCTTCAACTGGCGCTCTATCAAGAACTCGGACATACTATATGGGAAGGACATGAGAGAGTAGATAGCTCCGTTGAAGAAACGGCTATCATTATCTCGTATCGTGCCTAACCACATATCAGTTCCATCTTCTGCTGCACCTGCTGTTATAGATTGCCCGCAATAAGAGTATTTAGATAAATAAGATATACTTCTAGTAGAAATAAAATTTAGACCAGAAGTAGCTTGACCAAAACTATAAACACTATTTCCGGCAGTTTCCACAAATGCCCCCGGATTATTCTTTGACAATATAGCTCCAATATTAGCAAATATTTCTCTATCGGTTACTACCGTATAATCCTTGTAAATCGGCATCCCTGTCACCTTACCGAAGTCATTTACTCCGTCAAGCCAGAGAGCACCTGCGTGGGAAGGGATTTGGGTGATGGTTATATCACAAGAAGCATTATAAACGTTCTCTCCACCAAAACGTATATCTATACTTGTAGTATCATCGGGTGGAGTCATAGTGTATATACCATCTTCCTTTATTGAATGAAAATCAACAGTGTTTGCTCTATTTACTCTAATCTCTATTGACAAGCCATAACTCTTATAAAGATCTGTTATTCCTTTAAAGTTAGCCGAATAAGTACCATTGATAGAATCATAATAAACAATACGAGCGTATTTATTCCCTTGTGTAACATTAACCTTCCAGTTAGGATAATTATACTTACCTATACCACTATCCCCGTCCCAAGCTAGATTGTTCAACTGAATATACCTACCGTTACCGGAAAAGTCAATCAGCTTATCGCCAAACTCTGCGTGGTTCTCGTTGGTGATTCCCTGCTTGATAGTATTACACAGTATATCAGGTTTAAGAGTTCTATCCAAGTTGAAGTAGGCGATTACCTGATGAATCCAGTCTACAGGCACGTTTTCTTTATTAAAAACAAAAGTACCATAATACGCATAACTGCTGTCTTCAAGCCCGATGGCTAACTTCGAATCAAAGGTAGTATATTGAACAGCTTGCAGCTTCTCTTTGTCTCCAAGCTCCACGATCTTTTCACCACTACTGCTAGTCCCTGCCATAAAGGTTTGACCGGAATAATCGCTTACTTGGATTCCGCCATCTCCTATGATATTATACTTTCCTGTGCCTGATATGTGGGTTATTAAACTCACCACCGTAATCTCATTACTTCCTCCCAGCATCTCCTGTACGGTTTTGGTGGAAGTAATCATATCATTCACTCCGTCGGTGACGAATGCGCCCTCGAAAGAGGGGATTTGCTCGATAGTTATATTACAATCTCCTTTATAACCAAATATCGCAAATCTAAAATTAGTAGCAAAAACTCCTTCATGCGCAGAAGAAGAAGGTAAATCATAAGTACCATCAGAATAATATGTTTTTCTTACATATTGGTCTGAATCATCTAAATAAGTAAAGGTTAGTCTAGCACCAACTTCATCCAATCCTCGTACTCGTATTTTTACAGAATCAATAGCTGGTAGACTTTTCCCCCAACTATAAACTACATTTCCATCAGATTCTTGTTTAATCTTACTGATTTTAATAAATTTATAATCAGTTGTAAGCACTGATTGGTCTGTCCTATCTAAAGAATTAAAGTCAACTTCATACTTCCCAAACCCGCTATTAAGCTTGAAAGCTGCGTTACTAATCACAAACGGATTGTCAGGGTCCACCAAGTTCTTGACAACAGCCCTGTCCGGGTCGTCGTTGCTTTTACCGTAGCAGATGCAGACGGCTTTCAGGGAGGCTAAGACTTCTGGGTCGATGTAAGAACGGTCGGAACCGGAAGAAGAGCCACGGGAGGGCGAACCGATCCGGTTTAATCCGATCCGGTTAAGCCCCACTACATTTAAAGACACCCTGTTAAGCTTCATTGCCGGATTCGGTTACTGTTCCACTTAATACTTCGCTGTCACTTTCAACACGAATTGTCTTTGGATAGACTAATGCCGAAAAATCACAGTCTATGGTTGTCCCCGCATTGTACGCAAGACTTCCAGGCAAAACAACGAGTTCAAAATTCCCCTCACTTGTCGTCCGTTGAAGAATATTCACCCGACCGTAGTTGTTGCGTTCCAAATGAATATTGAAATCAGAATTTACCTGAAATTCCGCATACCATACGCTACTGTTCTTTTTGAACTCCAAATTTATTGTTGCCATGATTGTTCCTCCTATTGATTAAAGTTTATAATAAATCCCATCCGGCTTCTATGTCAGCCATAACAGCCGGAATTCCATTCTCAACACGTGAGATGGCGGCAGCAAAAGCGCACATAGTCGCCTTATCGTTGATGTCCGGAACGTATGTGTTCGGGACTTGCATTTCGCTACATACACGGCTGATATATCCGGCTGTATTGTTTTCGTTCTCCGGTGCCCACCGGTGGACAAAATCTGCCACCGTCTGACAGCCGTGTCTTTTACGGTAGTTTTGCAAGGTTCGGATAAGGGCACGGTAACCCCATTTCATTTCCGTAAACTGGAAGAACGATTTGTCCTCCTGCTTTTCTCTCAATCCCTGCCATTTATCTTTTGTGATCCGGATGTTACCCGGATTATTGTTTCTCAAACCTCTTGGTAAACTCATGTTTATTTCCTCCTATAATATCAATGTTAATATTCCCAACGCCAGACCCACGCAATCACAGATGATGTCTTTAATTGAGAACTCTGTTTTCTTGAAATACTTGTCGTACACTTCCTTCAGGACGAAGATCACGACGGTTATAATGATTGCTGACCACAGTGGCGTATATTTTGATAGCCACATAACTAAGTTCTGGCATACTATAATATGTGCCATGCCGTCTATTCCGATCTTGGATAGAAGCTTGCTGGCTAATGCGCTGATTTTATTTATGTGATTCATCACCCTTTACTTCTTTATTGTTGTTAAGCCTATCAACCAAACTATTAAACTTCCCATTAACATAAATCCCAATCCCAAATATACTGCCAGCATATATCAGACATTGAGCAAAAAACCACAATACACTGTCATGAATCTGACCTAACGGCTCTACAACAAAACCTGCAACGGATAATCCGACTCCAGCAAACAACATTCCCACTGCGGTCCATACTTGTATATCTTCTTTTGTATTCTTTTTCATACTAAACAGGTTAGATAAACGGTTAACAACGAAATTACCTCAATCCAGAACATAGGCTTTCTCTTTATGAAGTCAGAGATGAAATTGCCTGTCCAGTGCTTCTTCATGGAGATAACCATGTACGCAATGAATCCAACCCATAACAGTAACCAACACCAAGAATTGCAACCTACCCATATCTGGGAGAAGATCAAAGACATGGCAGCGCCGATACAGTGAGGAACTTTTTGTTCTGTTCGAAAATTAGGAGATACCCCCAATACAATCATCCCGACAACCGAAAGGAATACAAGAAACTGGCTGTTTTCCGTACTTGCTTCAAATGCTGCCGGAAGAAGCAATGCACCGGAGCCGATCATGCACAAACCGAACCAAAACTTATGCGTCAGGGCATAGTAGGTGTCACTGATAGAGTAAGGAATTTCCTCCATCTTTTTAATCATTGCAAAGACGTAGCCGGCAATGAGGATGAACGACATTAATACTAGTAGAATCATAGCTTTATCTGTTTATAGTTTATAATACAAAATTGAGTTTCTCCGGATAACCGGTTTTATAATTATAGTAATTAACCTCTTCTTTGCTAAGCAAATTTTTCACGGCTGCAATATGAGCCTGTGTAGTATTGTAGCAATCAAGAGCGTATAATTCTAATTGGTCAAGCATATTTAAAGCGTCATTTACGGGAATTACATACTTCTCCGCATTGTACCACAAAGTAGTATATACCCGGCCCGCTTCTTTTTCTATGTTTATTGAGTTGACTAATCCTACACGGGTGTCTTTATCCAGCCATATTTGTTTTCCGTCCAGCGTCAAGGAGTTTACAGCATCCGACTTGTCGTAAGCGTTGATCTCTGCGATCTTTATCTCTTTCAATTCATCAATGGTGTACTCATGCTCAACCAATACCGGGTAACCGCTTTCGTTCTCCTTGATTTCTTTTCCGGATGATTGACCGTCAAGCAATTCCTGCCAGTACTCCACCGATATTTCTACTGCTCCTTCTTGTGGTTTATCATAGAAACCATTTTTCCAATATATTTTTCCCATAATATTACCTCCTTATTTCCATCTACCAATTGCAAACCATGTAAAATTCCAGCTAGTCCAAACAATAGCCGGAGTTGAATTTATTCCACGGGTGAGAACTCTACAATATGATGTATATTTACCATTAAGGTCATACCCCGGAGCATATATAAAAGATTCACCTGTATTATTTACTGCTCCAGTGAAATAAATGTTATAATCAGTATTATAGAAACTGGTAGGAAAATACAGATTAATTGCCCCCCCGGTTGCTCCGACTCTTGTCCCCCACTGTATCAAAAGCCCATTATTGAACTTGGCATAACCGTTTGCTCCCAAAGAAACCGTCATAGCGTTGGAGAGGTCTGCTTTAGCCAAGTTGGGTATCATTGCCAATAGTTCTTCAATCCTAGCTCCCGAATATTGACTGTTATAATCACTCATAGAACTTACTCTTTATAACGTTAAACGTACTGCCGTCAGACAGTATAAACCGTCCTTCGGTCACTGCAAATGCCTGTCTTTTCCCTTCTTGAGATACCGTAGTAGAAACGGAAACTGGATTATTGCCCTTAGTAGTCGAGAACACGACAGTTTGTTGCCTGTCCAATCCTTCATTGGCAACATCGCTCATTACGCTTGCGGCTCCATTAGGGCCGGGCGTAATGACAATGTTTCCTTCTTCTTCCTTCCAAGGTACAAGTATATCCATTATGCGGCAGTCCAAGAAGTGTTAGACGTAACAGCAACGGAAACAGCTGAACCGTTTTGAGGAATTGTAATTTCTGTTGGGGAAACGGATAGTTTTGCGTCTCCTGCTGCCTGTTTGATTGCAATCTGTACAGCCTGACCACCGTTTGCGGTTACTTTTAATGTTCTTACAACTTCTTCAATAGTTTCATTTGCTGGGAATTCAAGTTCTATGGAGAATGGGAACTCTGCTGTAGCACCTGGGTCACCTGTGATGCTAGCCGCATTATCTGTCTGTGTCCCATTCGCACTATATTTCGCTGGAATGGGAACATCTGATACGCTACCCGCCCATGCAAAGGTCAGCTTTTGAGAATTAGTCTTACCTTCAACTGTGACAGTCCCGGCAGCTTTGGGCGCAGACATTTCCGCTCCGTTATCAAAAGATGCAAACTCGGATTTAGGAGTTTGAGTTACTTTATAAGTTGCAGGAGTAGATACTCCGACACCCGTTATTGTCACCGTACCGGTTCTAGCTGTACGACCTGTATGAGCACTTGCACTGTTTGCAATTGTCCCATTTCCGCTTCCAGTTGAAGGGTTTAAATTTAACCAACTAGGCTTTGCCATAATTCAAATCATTAAGTAATTAAACAATAAAATTTTATTCTTTTGTTGCTGTGGTCCATACCACATTTGACAATACATCTACGTTATCTTCAAAGTTATTGGAGGGCATCAACCAGATGTAATCAGGCTCTACTCTCAAATAAGCATCTTTGCCAACGTCACAGACAATCCCTACCGACACTTTAATTGAACGGCTGGGATTTACAGAGACATTTATCCCAGACAAAGGAGATGTGCCCACCTTTATTCCTTTCGAGGCTTCTATGTTAACCCGTATGCATCCCATATTATACAATTCTTATTCCGGTTGCCGACTTGTCTACCTCCGGTCTTATTCCTCCTTCATAATCAGTGTCAGGAAGATAAGCCGTGGTTTCTATCCAAATTTCTCCCCTCCCTATGATGTTGGTATCAAGGAAACAAGTATAGCTGTTCTTATCATTACGTACCATTTCCGACTTCTTGATCGTCTGGGAATTGAGAGTTACAGAGAACTTGCATTCGAAATCTATGTCATCCATTGTCAAGCCCGAAGGTAGTTCAATAGATACTGCTAATTTTATGATCGTTCCTTTTGCTACCATTGTTTTCAACTTATTTATTCTTCTTGTGATAGAGCATTGCTGACAGCTATTCGATCAATGACACGAGTAAATAACTGCGTATACTTTTTTAGAGATTTAGCTTGTTCAGGGGATATATCAACTTCTCCTTTCCGGTATATATCTTGAGCAAGATTAAATTCTCCAAGATCACCTGTATTTTGATAAATCGCATTTCCGAATGCTTTAGATACATCGACGGTACTCTTGTTCCCTTCGAGATCGGTTAATTCTATTTTTCGAAAGTCTATTTTCATAATTATTATTGATATCTATAGCTAACTATATAATAATGTGAGGAGCAATATCTAAGCAAAAGGGTATTTCCTCTTCCCAAAGAAATTGCTCCATTTGAATCCAACTCTGGGCTAAGGACTTCTCCTGCATTGTTTAACAGTCTACCATCAGATGAACCTTTTAAGGTAATCCGATGAGCTGTGGTTGGGTTCCATGTAATGACAATACTTAAGAGAAAAGAGACATCATTATTTATTCCTAAATTTCTTTTTCCTGGTAAAACCATTCCTAAGTTAACAACAGACTGACCATTAAACACAAAATTATGAGTCCTTTTTATAAAAGTGGTAAGCACATCTGTATAGGCTTGCCCTATATATCCATCTTCGAATATTGCACGTTGTCCTATGCCGTATATGTTACCATCGTATTGGATTGCTGTTTGCTGTGACCAGCCTAAATCGTCTACAGCCGGACGGAATTTTGCATAAACGGCAGTACCGGAATCTACTTCCGAGCTTGTAAAATCAAATCTTCCTAAGCATGACATTCCCGAAGAAAGTGGAAACACATTAGTTCCAATCCCAGCCCATGATTTTTCATCTGAAAATTTAATGAAATCTTTGTATAGGGATAATCCTTCATAAGCATTGTTATGATTGGGATCATCAACACCGATATGTGTATCAGATATTTTAAACCCGGCAATTGTTCCCTCTACGGCTGCTAGTTTCTTTACGGTCAAATTATCAACATCAATAAACTCCGTCTTTATCTTGCCGGCTTCTATGAAAGTCTTTCCGCCTACGTTTATTCCACCGGTTTCTGGAAGAGATATTTTACCGTCAGATGTTAGCTCGACACCTGTAACATTATGCTTAATAGAGCCTTCAGTCATTATCCAGCCCTTCGTTTTATCTAAGTTTCCAACAAATATTCCGGAAGAACCGAGAACATCAATTGTCGCATTCTGCGCAAGAAGGACGTTTGTTGCCACGTTCACAAATTCGCTGAACTCTTCCCACTTTGTTGAGTCAAAAGAAGTTGTAGACGTATGCGTGATCTTACAAAGTTTGTTCTGACCGTCATAGATTACTGTATCTATGAATGTCTCATTGTTATAATACTCGGTATTGGCTTTCCATACTCCACGGGGACGGAGCATTGCACCGGGTAACCCTGTTTTTCCTTGGCTTCCAGTGATGCAAGCCGGATCGCTTTCCCATGTCGAACCATTCGTATAAGTTACCTTTGTTTTAGTCCATAGGTACTTACCATCCTCCCATTTGGGAGACGTTGTAGACCACGCTCCGCCTTCTAATGATGAAGAAGAGGTTGACAGGTAAAACAAAACATCAACAGCACTTATCCCTACGCCATCGTTTCCGCTTGGTCCCTTTCCACCTGTTACACATACCGGATCTGTCTCTGTATATGTATTGTTAGTGTAGGTGATAACTACACGTGTCCAGATGTATTTGCCATCCTGCCATGCCGGAACAGAAGTCTGCCACGATCCACCGGTAGGCGTGCTGTATGATGTAGACAGGTAATATTGTTCGGCAACACTCTTGACTCCGATCCCAGTTTCACCCGTGGAACCGGTAGAGCAGATAGGGTTAGTGGTTGTTGATGTGCTGTCTGTATATGTTATTACTGATCTAGTCCAAATATATTTCCCATTTTCCCATGTCGGAGGCGTTGTGCTCCATGAACCACCAACCAAAGAATTAGAAGAAGTAGACAGATAATACTCTTCGACAATGCTTGATATTCCCCTACCATCATCCCCTGTATTACCTTTACCTCCGGTGATACAAGCGGGATTGGTTTCAATAGATGAACCGTCTGTATATACCACTTTGGTTTTGCTCCAAATGTATTTCCCATCTACCCAAGTTGGTGAGTTTGTAGACCATGAACCACCGGAAAGGGAGGTTGAAGAACTGGATAGGTAATAAAGGACATCAACGCTCTGTACGCCTTTACCGTCTTTTCCATCCTGTCCATCTTGCCCATCTTCCCCTTTAGAAATAACCTTCAACCAGTCAGTAGAAGAATCTGACGGCTCCTGCGTAGTCGTAGATTCAATGCAAATCCATGTGCTTCCGTTGTGGGTTACTTCGTCATAATACCAATACGTTCCGGATTTCCATTCACCCTTAAAAGCCGGAACCGGTACTTCCGTCACACCGTCATTTGAAATCTGCTTGATCGTACCGGTCATGTAGATTCTGTTAAGATATGCACTATGTCCGGTCATATCCATTCCAAACAGTTTCAGGTTAGACAGGTCTCCCAACTGCATGGCAATCATATCCTTTGTGATCTCCCAGTTGTTTACACCCTTAAGGAAACGGATATAATTCTGCGTGGAATAGCTGGACTTCTGGCGTTCCGCATTGGTGAAGTTACCGTAGCAAACAAAGTGCATAGCCTTTTGAGGATGGTAAGTATATCCGCTGCGGAGAACGTATTTAAAAGAACCATTATCCAGCTTTTCGGTGATCCGGAAATAGGTTGTCTGAAAGCCTGTGTCATTGTTAAAGTTAGCCTTGCAAATATCATCCACTTCAACAGCTGCAACCTCTCCCGGTTCAAGCTTCAGGTAAACGATGCTGTTCTCTTCGTCCACTGATTCGATTATACCGCCTCCAGGTGCGTTCCATTCCTCACCCGTGATAACTGATACCCGGTTATATCGCAATTCCGGTACTTCAAGGAAATCACGTAGGCGCAACGACTTCGCATCTATATCTCCGGATGGGGTTATCAGCCAGCCAAGTAACTTTTCAGCATAATCAACAGAAGATATATTGCCGGAGAAGGCGGCATTATTGGCTGTAAGCTTATCAAGCACCTTTACAATATTGCTGCTCAATCCTGTTGCAGTTATCGTGTCCGTTACAATACCTTTGGTAACGTTAATGCCGTTCAGGAATGAAATAAGCCCTAGTGCTGTATCATCTTTCGTCTTACTTATAGCATAAGCTATAATCTCCTGAAGCACTCTTTTTGCAGAGAATACGTTTCTGTCAGACGGGATTGTCTTGTCATTAATCCCAATAACATATACACTGATTCCACCACCTCCGACAGCAGAGCCGGAATAGGTTTGTCCCTTGTAAGTAAGGGAATCAAGCTTGCTCTCTATCTCTCCGATACGAGAATATGAGGCAGTTTCACCGACTGTATAAATCGGATGATCGTAAGGAATATCCAGCGGCCACTCGAAACCGATTATTCTTGATTGTCTGCCTTCCGGGAAAAATGCCTTATTTATCAGATTGATCTTAGCCCCGACTTCGTATGTACGGATATTACCCTTATTGTAGATGAAATCAGCATCCATCTCACAATCGTAGGTGGACGGGTCAATCATGGATTTCTTTACGTATTCCTTTGCCTTTTTGAGTAGATTCTGCTCTGCGTCCGGCAACATCTGTTCGGAGATGTATGCGGTATCAAAGCCGTAAAGGATATATGTGTCTGCGGGGACTTCTTCACCGTCCTCCATGTGTGCGGTTTGCGGATAAAGAACATCATCCGGAAGAAAGCGACCGTAATCCTCATTGCGGACAATTTCGAAGGTTGTTCCGGTGTTATCGCTTTCTACAATATTGATAGCAAAGTCCATCCCGGCAAGCTTGCCAGTTTGGAATATCATGTGAAGTTCCTCACCATCCAGCCTAAAATCTTCTGTAAAGTTCTTCAGTCCCGTATCTTTGAAATTATAGATCCGATATTCCTTATCGTTATCGTCTACCTTGTCATCGTGGATGACACTGGATATTGTGCCCTTGTATTGGGGATATTCATCCTCAAATATAACGATCTCTTCGATTGCTTCCTCTTCTGGCATTTCCACGTTATCCGGATCATTATAGCGTTCATCTCCGATATTGATACGTTCACCGGTCGGGCTGTATTTATAAGCATCTACATAAGAAATACCCTCCGGGAGCATAAGACGTTTCTGAACAACTCCGTTAAGGGTCATTTCCTTGTCATCCTTACTGAAGTAGTTATCGGGGACTTTACCGCTTATGATGTTGTTAATGGTGTACCGATTACCTAAAGAGGCGGTTACACCTTCCGGTAACTGGATAATGTTTGCTGCGTCACCGGTTAAAAGGTCGGGATTGTAAACAGCAGCAAAAGTCTGTCCGGCATTTGCACCGGAAAGGAATGTTACGGAAGTCGTTGCAGAAGAACCGCCATACACGTTAATATCGTATGTTACATACGCCTGAAAAGTCGATAACAGCTCGGAAGAAGCTGGAGCTGGTACGTGAACGTATACCCTTACTTTTAAATCAGAACTGTTTTTGTCGATAACCAACGTGTCGGGAACCTGTATTTTAGACACAATCTCATATTGTTGATTTTGGGCTAATGAAACGGTCTGATTACCAATAATCACCTCTTTTGATTCCCCGGAAACATTATAGATATATGACGCCTTCAATATATAATCTCCTGCCGGTAGAAAAGCACGGTTCCCTATTTGCGGAACGGCTGTTGATATATTGATTGAAATTCCTCCCGAAACAACTTTATAAGAACCACCCTTGGCTGATGAAGCTAAAGTCTTATCAAGCGTCCATTCTGTATAAGAGGGAGTAAAAGAACCGCTGCCTTCGTTGCTACTAGCGGTATAGTCTTCCTTATATGTAACTCGTGACGGAAAGTAGCTTATTTTGAGCGGTCTTGACGTATCGGATATATTACGTCCATTAACCTCTTTTACGTCGAATATCAATTCTTTCCGGTAACTGGAAGGAATGTTACGGGTAGAACCAAAAGCGTAGATACGGGTCGCATAAGTGGTCTGGCTGTCGCTGCGTGTCATGCTGTTGACATTCACGTTTTCTGTGTCTGTCAAATCACCGGCTTTGAAATCAACGGGTGAGCTGTATTCACAACGTCCGAAATGAATAACGTGCTCTGTTATCCACCATTCACACTCCCAAGTCTCCGCCATCTGTGTGAGAGCGTCGATCAGATTCACGTTATCGTAGGAAATGAGCTTGGAAGTGTTTTCTACTGTGCTGTCAATCTCGTATGTAAACTCTTCCTCTCTGAACTTATATCCGAGTGCATTCAGGTTATCTAGAAAAACATTTAAATGCGTGTCAAGGGTAGCGGTGAGATTCCATGCGGCTTCGCGTCCGGTGGTTTCCGGTGTATAGAAAAACTTCTTGTTCTTCCATTTCCAGTAATAAGCATCAAGGCGGAGTTCGTAGTCGTATGCACCTGTCGTTGTATTGTAGGTAGGCTTATAAAGGTCTACAAGCTCAAATATTCCCAACTCATTGTCTACGTAGTCGCCTAGTTTGAAATACACCGGATTGGAAAGGCTAAATAGCAAAGTGATATAATCTTCCTGCATCAAAAGGAAGTGTCTTTTCGAACCCTCATTGATAGTAGTCGAAAAGCGAATGTTGCCGGATATGTCTTTGATGTCTACTAATTCTGCCATATCACAAAGTTCGCAGATAGAAACGTCAAAACATAAAATCCGGCAATCCTATGAACCACAATTTGCCTATTGTGGTAATTTTACTCTCTATTACCCGGATTTGGCTCGTTAAGCTTTACCGAAATCTTTGAAAACGTCCTTGCCGTATTGAAACCGAAAGGCTGTGAACGGGTGTAATATAGATGATAAACCTCCTCTCCTAAGGCGGGAACCTTGACAGTAAATTCCCCTTTTGTAATCTCATTCAGAAATGCCTTATACTTGGTGATGTAGTCAGACGGAGAACTTCCTTGTAGGGTAAAGGTTAGTGTTATATCCCGTTCGTCAATCTTCCGATTGGCTATAATTATTTTCTTCCCGTCCTGTAAACGGGATTTATTCTCTATAACTTCTTTCATTGGAAGCGGAGCGTAGATAGCTTCAATGAACCCATCTCCCATTCTCACGCCCCACGTTGCGAAAGCGTCTTTATTGTTAATTAATAAGTCGGCCATATATTATAATTTTGATGTATTTCGTTTAACTTCAGCAATATCCGTCTCAATATTCTTCAATGACTTGTTCATGCTTGTTGTATCATCATGAATACCAGTCAACTCCTCATAAGACAGCCTTAACAAATCCCGTGTCTCACTAGCAATGTCCTTTATCCCTGTGGTATTGGCAATAATAGGCAGCATATCCGCTCTCAATTCAAGAATAGACATTGTTTGTAGCTGATTCTGATTCTTGATTTCCTCTCCGGCAATTTGCAAAGCGGTGAAACGTCCGTTAAGCTCGTCGATTGAATCCTGTGACGCAGTGGCAAAGCCTTTCTTTGAGGCTTCTTGGGATGAAGATGAAGACCATCCAAAAACTTCCTCCAGTCGATCACGTTCCGCCAACATCGCATCTGTTATACTTTGTTGCATAGAACGCAACCTGTCTACTTCTGATTCACTGAATAATCCATCTTCTCCAGCTTTAGACCAACTATCATAAAGTTCCTGTATTTTAGTATCGTAGTTCTTGGATATAACAGACTGAAGTATGGATTTTCTTAAATACTCTTCAAAACTATCGGCAAAATCTTTATTGGTGCTATCAAGATCAGATAACAGGCTTACGTAACTATCTCGGAAACTATCAAAGGATATTCCTGTAATCTGCTCCTTTACTGATTCTATGATTTCCGCCTCCGTCTCTCCGTATTGAATAATATCATCCAAATAACCTCTAAAATCCGTGTCCATTTGTGACCACAGACCGGAATAATTTGTCTTTATCCACTCCAGTTGATCGGCTGACATATAAAGCAGGTTCCACATATTGCTGAATTCGACACCTCCAAGAGCACTAGATATTTCTCCAGCTACATCTTTCCAGTTCTGACCTTCATATTTATAGGAGCCTTGCCACATTCTATACGCCATAGAGTGACTGCCTGCACTTGCTCCAGCGTCTAAGCGTTCACTAGCAAGCTCCCTAGTTATATCTCTTTCGGCTTTCAATAGGTCTAAAGCTTCCTTGCCCGCTTTGGTTGCTTCCGCTCCGTATGATTCATTTATATAAGCTTTTTTCTTATCTAAGAGTTGATCCCAAACATCAAGTAATACGTCATACTTGGCTACCATTTCGTTGTAATCAGAATAGTTTGCACCTCCGAGCCCCAAATCAATTCCTAACATCTTGAACGGAACCTCAATAGTTCCACCAATGGCACTAATAACATTGTTCACAATATTTTTGCCAAATTCGACTCCTCCATCTTTCCCAAATTCATCAAGAAGAGAGAGGATAGCTGCAATAATTCCCCCTATTTTGCTACCGGATTCACTTAACGCATCTACCAATCCTCCAACAGCACTACCAAAGCTACTTAGGTTAAATTCCGCACTTCCTAGTTGCTTCATTGCATCAGCAACAGCCGTTATATTACTAATTGCCTTATCCCTGGATTTTTCAACATTGGTCTGTGCATTGACTTGTGTATTTTGAGCTTTATTTACTTTCTTTTGTGCTTCTTCTTTTTCGGCATCCGTTCCTTTCTTATTAGCTTCAACCAGTTCCTCTTCTGCTTTTTTCAGTTGTTCTGTAGCATCCGCTAACTCTTTCATAGAATCAGCCATACCTCCAAAGAAACCACCTTTATCGACAAGGGTATCATTGATGGAATTTATTGCGGTTTCAATAACTTGTATTTGTTCCGGAGTAGCATTTTTGAATTCAGGAGACTTCTTAAACTCCTGCAACTGCTTCTTTATTTTTGTTAGTTGATCTTTAGTAACTTTGCTCAAATCACCGAAAATCATTTCCCAATTTATTTCCTCTTTAAGCTTACTCAAATCCAAGTTAGCTAAAGCTTCCTCAAACTCCTTTTGTAGAGATGCTGCTTCTCCGGCATTGGCGGCTTTATTGATGGCATCTGTATATTTTCGGGTAATAGCCTCTTTTTTCTGTTGGAATGTACCATATTTTATGATATATTCATTCCACGCCTCTTCTTGGTTACGTATTTGGTCGTTAATTTGGCGTTTACTCACATATCCAATAGTAGCATCAATAGAAGAGGTATCTACTTTAACAGAAGAAGGATCGAATGTTTTCTTTTTATAGTTCTTATTTTTCTTTACATTCAATTCTTCCCTTGCATCAAAAAGTTTCCTTTGATACTCAATCTCTGTCCGGATATAATCTTCTCTTTGGCGTTCCAAGTCTTGGATTTCCTTCTTGTTATCTAAGGCTCTTTGCGCCCGTATTTTGGCTTCTCCTTCCTCCATCGCATTAATACGAGCTTGGAAAGCCTGATTTTCCAAATCTTCTTCTCTTCGCTTTCTTTCAAGAGCCTGTTTATCCAAAAGATTGGCTATCTTCTTTTGTTGGTCTAAAATAGAGTTATACTCTTTGGTTGTTTTAGAATCCGAATACTTATCTATTTGCTTTTGTGCATCTTGTATTTGTTTAGTGTATTTATTCCATTCTTCTGAATTCTTTTTAGAAACATCTAAAGCATCACGAGCATCCTCTGCTTGCTTTTTTTTGCTCTCCCAATACTCCTTATTCTGAACGGCATTTAAACGGGCTTTTTGTAAATCTTCTAAAGCTGAAACATATTGTTTTATTTCATCTATTTTGAAATCTTGATTACTATCAAACCATTCCCCACCCATATTTTGAGATAAGGCATCTTTATAGGCTTTTATTGTATTCTTTAGTTCATCATCAGACATTGATTTTGCGCCAGATATTGAGTTGTTTATGTAGTCAGAAACAACTTTTTGGCGTGTTTTTTCTCTTTCCCTTTTTAATTGCTCTAGTTTTGCTATTTCATCATCAAAAGCCGATTGGTCATTAGTACGCATCCGTTCGATATATTCTTTCTGATTCTTTATGCGCTCGTCATAGCTTCGCAATTCCGTTTTATTCTCTTCGGCTTTTCTTGTTGCATCTGCTTCTGATAGTTCTTTTTTGAGAGCTATCAAGTTTTTAAGATGTCCCTCTTCATCAATATACTTTTCAATAATACCAGGGTACATTTTTTTTAGAAGATCCATAGCCCCCACTCTCTCCATTTCAGCCTTAGTTTCATCCTCTATGGAGGCTATCAATTCTTCGACCTTTGTTTTATGCTGTTCTTCACGTCTGGCGGCAGCTTCTTTTGTCTCATTATACCGTTTCTGCATTTTCTCGACTTCCGTCTCACGTGTATAGAACTTATATAATCCATAAGTCGCAGTTCCAACAGCAGCGGCGAATAAGACATACGGATTAGCCAATGCCTTACCCACACCCTTAAATGTTGAGATGATATTCTTTTGAACTGTTGCAAATATCTTACCTCTTGCGGCAGCAATAGCCATAGAATTAGACAATACAATATTTGCAGCAGCAGCTAATTTCTTTTCAACTACTGCTTGTCGTAAAATCATTATATTAGCCCGTTCTAACATATTAACCACAACTATAGCCGCTTTGTATGTCCCATAGGTAGCTACTAAAGATGCAATGATTGCTCCAACCTCTTTATAGTTTTCAATAATAGACGTTACTGCCGATATTGTCATAGATGCAATTCCCTGCGTATCTTCTCCAATAGAATTTAACATAGAATCCCAAGCATCACCCAAATTAGAAATTTGACCGGACAATGTCGTAGATTGCATTTCCATCAAGTTATAGAACTTACCACCCTCATTAGTCATATTCTCTATAACCTTTTGCAATTCAGGGAAACCTACCTTACCTTCAGTAACCATCTTTCTGATTTCTGATTCTGTTTTCCCCAGTTCTTTTGATAATTCGGCAACCAAAGGAATACCACGCCCCATGAACTGATTTACATCTTGAGTGAATAATCGTCCTTGGGACATAGACGTACCATATAGATAAACAAGATCGCCAAGCGGAATAGAAAGACCGGATGCAATATTCCCCAAACGAACCAAAGTTTCATTCACTTTGTCCGCTGAAGTTCCATAAGCAAGAAGCTGTTTCGCCCCGCTTGTTACTCCTTGTAAATCAAAAGGTGTTTTTGCTGCCGTTTCCACCATTTGAGCCATTAAAGCATCGGCTTTTTCTTTACTACCCAACATAGTTTCAAAGGCGATAGATGTTTTCTGGAACTCTCCACGGACATTTATCATATCGGTAACTAATCCTTTTAATGCGGCAGTACCACCAATAACACCCAGCATCTTCGACAGAGATAGATTGAATTGTCCTGTACCATCCAAAGCCCTACGTATATTTTCCTCATAGTTACCAATCTCCATCTTTTGGCGGGTATAAGCATCCGAATTCAGCTTCAAATACCGGGTGTTTTCTTGAATCTTGATATTTAACTTCGTCCTAGCACCAGTTTCCCTCTCTTGCTGGTCTGTTACATTAGCTTGAGCGAAACGGAGTACTTTTAGTTGTTCACGAGCTTCTTTTATTGACTGTACTTGAGTTTTTAATGCAACTGAAATCTGGTCGTCAGTATATGTTTTAGGAGAACGAGGTGCCCTGACTGTTCCTTTTTCTATCTGTTTTTGTAGTGCTTCATATTTTTTGATAAGAGAGTCTATTTCTTTTTGTTGTTTTTTAATTTGTTCTGAAGCAGCTTTTTCTTGGTCTATCCTTGCCTGTTGGGTTTGAACATATTTGTCTTTATATTTTTCCAATTTCTTTAAAGCTGATGCTAATTGCTTCTCAAGAGCTTTCACAGCCGCATCACTATTGGGTACACTTGCAATCTCAATAAGAGATTTTTTTAATTTATCTATTTCCTGACGCAGTTTGACAATCTTTTCAAGGTCAATATCTGCATTAAATTTCATTCCTGCCATGTGACTTTTACATTATCGTTACCAAATGACTGTTTTAATTCTTTATCTAGGGTTAGGCTTGCCGAATCCAGGACATCAAAACCTTTACTAGACACAAAGCTTGCATATTCCATTCCATCCGCCACAATAACACCGTCTTTAGGCTTACTTCCAAAGATCAGCATTGCCTCTGTCCTGTTCTTCGCCAGTGAATGTTCTCCATCGGCAGGGATATAGAGGTCTACAATCTTTCCATCCCTGACAATAGCAGCACCGGGAGCATTGCGAAGGTTCCAAGTATGGTTTTGATAGGTTTTCTTATTACTAACATTGCGTTCCTTCTGCATATAAACGGCTCTTTGAGCTGCTTCTTTCATCAATTCGGTAGCATTCTCATCTACTTCTTCGACGAATTCATCAAGACCGGACAAATCCACTGTTACTTTCATTATTCATCAAACTTAACTTTTCCTTTAAAGAAATCCTCATCCGATACTTCTGTTAGTACCTCCCCATCATATACGGTATGTAACTTATCTTTTTGCATAATAACCAAATTGCGATATGGTATTTTATAAACTACTTCATCGTAAGAGAGATGAAGATTTTCCATGAACGACGCAATTTGTCCTAACATACAATCATTCCCTATAACTTCTGTTTTGCTGTCAGATTTGCTACGTTCTTTGCTAAATCCAACAGCATTGTAAAATTTTCTACAGAGATCAGGGAGTAAGCTGCCGTAAGCCCATATAACACTTCTTCTAACGTCCCATTTGACAATTCTTGTTCAAGGCTATCATTCCCTTCAATAAACCAAGAAAGTGCACGAGAAGCGACGGAAATGTCCTTTAACGAAGAAATGACGCCCGCAATATCCTTATTATCTTCCAGAACAGCGAGATAAGCCGAAGCACCGGCTATTTTATGGATAGTAGGCGGGTTTACACGGTACATTTTCCCATTTACAATTATAGGAATGAAATCTTTTCCTGTGATAGCTTCAGATACAAGTATAGCTGCTTTATTCATAATGATATTTATTAAAAAGGGGCGAGAAACACAAATCCTCACCCCTCACCACTTTACAATATAGATAATGTCTCTGACGGCTGCGTTCCATCTTCTCCTGAAGAGCCATAGTTTACAGTACTCCCAGCGTTCACCCGCCTTGATCTGGCTGAATAACTATTTATAGAAGGCGATTCAGAAGAAGCAAGAGCTACCTTTTCATCAGTTCATGTAGCGTCCACCTTTTCGCCATCGAACAGATAGTCGCTCTTAACGCCAGTATTAGGATTTTCCATAGCCACCGCTGTTACACCCAGACCGATATTCTTTTCTACCGCATTACCTTTTGCGATAACAGCAGCATTGGTAAATACAATGTAGTTGCCTGTTTTTGTCTGGCCTACGACTGCCTTATTTACAATTCCCGGAGTGTCAGAAGAAGCCCATCCTGCATCAGTATCAATCTTTTCACCACCTTCCAATTCAACCTTGTCATCAAAGGAGAAAACTCCCATAGTGAAAGCGATTGTTTTAGCTCCTTTTTGAGTAACATCACGATAGTAAATGCTACCATTCAACTCATTAATGTAGTCGGTATAGGTCGGATCATCCTCTGTATACGCCCAAGTATCTTGATGGGAGTTCTCAACTTCCGTGGCAGTTCCTAACCATGTCTTAAGAGAGGTTTTAGTGACAGCGGCAGTTATAACATCACCGTACCAAATCTTTTTAATTCCAATAAACGGTTTCATATCTTTTCAATTTACGTTTAGAGTTTCAAATAATAATTTCACATTTACATAGTAACAACATAATTCTTTGTCTTCTTCTATTCCGAGACTTTCAGAAGAGTAACGATACCAGGAGCCGTCATATTGTCCGACAATGCCATCTTTGAACATTTCCCTTGCTTTCCTTTCAAGTTCATTCAAGCGAATCAAATTTGCCTTACCTGTCTTTGTTACAGGAACGCAAAGATTTACTTCAACATATCCTTTTTCCCAGTAAGCATCCGGCTGTTGAGTTTTGGGGTAGATTACAATTCTCTCGGTCTTTACTTCACCTTCCGGGATATTTCCCCGTTGATGCATTTCAGAGATTCCAAAAGACTTGCAATCTTTAAAAATAATATTCGCTATGTCAGTCGTTACAATCATACCCAAATATCACATCTACCCTTAAACTCCTCCGAATAGCATTCGGCATTCTTCTTCACATCTCCCTCTCCTACAGTATTTCCTTCAGCATCCAAGCACCTGATATGAGATCCTAAAACAATCTTTTTACCCTCATAAACCACATGGTAATTATACACCCAACGTTCACCATTGACAGAAACTTCCTTTTGTTGGGAGTTGTCATGGCAGAAGCAATCTGTTACATCTTGCCAAGACTCTCCACCGGTTCCCGGTATTGGTCGGTTATACTCGTCGTTCTCTTCTGGAGTAATAACCTGTATTTGTAATTTATGTGGGGCAGTTTCTAGCATATCACCAAAATGTTACTTTAGGTTTATCTGTATTCAGTTCGTCCTTCAGTCCATACTTATTGCATAAAAAAGAATAATAGGACTTTATACCAGAAATATCCCAAGAAAGAGACTTTGAATGACCGTTTTCTGATACCGATTTAGAAGTAGCTCTAAGCAATAAGGAGGGAATAAATCTTGCTATAGCAACAGAGATAGACTGCAAATTATCTTCAGTCATTTCCCCGTCAGGGTCAACCCCGGAAGAAAGATTAATCTCTACCAAGTCAGCCTCCGACAATGATATGCCGAAGGACTGAAACTTTTGCTTTATGTAGTCACTAATTATCATACTTACGCATTCATCGTGTCCAGGTCAAAAATTACAATCTTGTTTGGAGATGTAAATTCCGGAATCCATTCGGCTCCATATTCCATGAAGCGGCCTTCATCCGTACGTATGTTGGAAATATACATACCACCTTCTGAACGGGTGTAAGTCTTTCCCGGAACCGGATCGGTTATTTCATACGGAGTATGCCAGCGCATCTTTCCCTGTTTAGGAGTAGTAAACAAAGAAATACGGTTGTCTTTAAATACCTGTTTGAAAGTGCCGTCTGACAATTCCACCAAATCTTCGTTGATTACGATAGGCGGCAAGCCCAATCCTCTAAAGATAGTGGTCGCCATCTCACTAGACATAAGTCCGGCAGACAGTTGGACTTCTTTAGAATCAAAGCTTTGTTTGTAAAATTCCCCGAAGTCCTTTGATCCAATAATGCTATTGATAAAAGTCTTTCGGGACATTTCCATAGAAACGAACATGCCGAACTTAGTACGTAATTCAACGGTTTTCTCCATAAGATAACGAACAAAGTTCAGTTTGTCTGCAACTTGTGGAGTGATACGATGAACCGGAAGTTCCATTTCAAGCAATTCAATTCCTTGCGGATTATCGTCTACTTTTACGGATGCCTTACCATCAGAACGAAGATCACCATCCACAATATCCATACGTTTGTGTGGAGCAAGCAATACCTGACGCATATCATCTACAATGTAGTTGATAATGTCGTCCAGTGCGGCCCGTTGATCTGGTGTCTTCGCCTGATTGAACTTATTGATTAGTTCTTGAAGCATGTCGAGTCTATCGTTGTCCATCTGGTATCTATCCCCCATATAGGCAACTTCGCCATATCCGGAACCCAAAGATTTACGCTCTCTTAACGGCTTGTTAGAGTTACGGTCAATTACAGAACCGGCAACAACACCCGTTACTGTCCCCAAATATGTTTTGAACACACGGGATTTCGTTTCCTCAAAATCGAGGTGCTTTTTCCAAAAAATTTGATCCAGTCTTAGAGCCTGCACACGGTCGATAACCGCTTTCACCACTCCCGGATCATTCAGTAATGTTTGAATAGTCAAATACATAGTTCCTCCTTTCTTTAATAAGTGAACATGAATCTGTCACCCAAAGTCTCCTTATCCTTATCGGAGATAGGAACAATGAGTCTTGTCGGTCTGATCTCGTACGCTTGGCCTATAGCGGTAACAGTTGCACCCGCTTCTACTTTAGTCCATGCATAATTCAAAGCCGTAGCTGTCGCTTTTGCCGTTTTACCGGCTGCGGCAGTAGCTTCAAACAATACCGCATCCTTTTCTGCGGCAAGCGTTGGTGAAGCGGCCAGAGTAACGGTATCATATTCCGCATTACTTTTGTCGATAGCTTCAATTGTACCGCCATTTGTACCATTACCAATATGCATACCGACGTACGCAAGAGAATTTTTCTTGATCTTCAACGAAGTAGAACCGGCAGTGATCTTCTCGGCTACTTCAACATTCAAAACAGCTTTTGCCGTTCGTTTCACAAAATCAAGAACCAAAGGGGTAAGAGGCGGGATCTGCGCAACCCCTGTCAAATTCGAAATATCCAGATTGAAGCCACCGGAATATATATAAACCGTTTCAAAACGGCACATTTCCGGCATTTGCTTCTCAATCGGACTTAAATCATACTTAAAACCTGCTGGCATAATTAATCCTGTTTAGAGTTTTTAATTTCTTCAGTTCCCTTGTTTATCAGGGTGGCAATGTCGTTTGAATTGTTCTGCTCATTGCTTCCCGATTCGGGAGTTCTCACATCTTGAAATCCTGCGTTGGCAAACGTCTGCTTTGCATCCTTGAAATAGTTATCCAAGTTTGCATCTTCGGGAATGCTCAACATAGGAACAAGGCTTTCGGGAATACCATACTCCTTCGCTTTTCCCATGATTTGCTCTTGGCGAGTGGCCTGCGCCTTCTCCGTTTCAAGTTGAGTGAGCTTGTCAGAAAGAGGTTTAAAGGCTGCACTCACTGCGTTCGCAATGATGGTCGCTATATCATCTTTCTTTTCTTCCGGCTTCGGATTTGGGTTAGGATTGGGATTCTCGATTTTATTTTTCAATTCGTCCAATTGTTTTTGTAGACCCGATTTTTCGTTTCTAACAGTATCAATGTCTCCTTGAAAAGCCTTCAGAAGTCCTTCGACCCCACTAATAGCAGTTTCTATTTGACTTTCTTCAGTTACGGTTTTAGACAAGTAGTCAGCCACCCCGTCAAACGCTTTATCACCAAACCCAAAGGTTTTATACTTCGTTTTTAGTGCTACTAAGATTTTTTCTTTCATACTGTATGAATTAGTTTTTATTTTCAACAGCATAAAGTTACACTCAAAGAAGAAAGCTATAAAATAATTACATGAGGGATAAACCACAATTGCCCAATTGTGGGAAATTAGTTGTTTTAAGGCATAAATAAATGCTCTTCTTTGTGATATTAGCCGTTCTAATAGACAGAGAATACAAGGTAATGAAGTTAGTGCTATTGGTGAGAGAGAAGGTGATGCTGAAACTGTTAATAATTAACATTGTGAGGTTAGTGATGGTTAAATAACCATTGAAAATGCTCAATTTAGTGATCGTTTGTTGGGTGTTTGATGTTGTTGTTGTATATTTGCACGTCGATATGTACTAAACACATAATTATATAGCAATAACACTTACTAGAAATATAGATTGTCTTACAATTAATTATTTCTATGAAAGGAGATAAACATGAAGCCATTATTGTACACGCAACACACACTGATGATAGAAAATCCTTCTAAATCACTTCTCATGCTTACGAATCAGCTAAGGGATAAGAAGATATCCCATTTAGAAAGAGAAGTTTTTTTTATTTCCCCCAATAAATAAACAATGTTTGGTGTATAGTATATGATTTAAAATCACCAATTAATATAACACAATTGCAAAATGCCTATTGTAAAAGCAAAGTCTGAAGAAAACATTATTGCTGCTAATTTGTTAGTAGATAATGGAAAGCTTGCATCATCAATTCATTGTTTATATTACTCTTGTTTCCAATTGTCTAAATACGTGTTAGCTCATTATGAAGGGCTTAGTTACGATATTCAAGATAGGGAAACTAAATCTGTAGATTCTCATTTTTATATTTCTAGTCATATAAGTGAGAAGTTATCCAAAAAGAATAGATTTTATGGAATTGACTATAATACTTATTATGGCATATTAAAAATGTTAAGAAAGAGAGCAGATTATTCTAACGAGGAAATAACAGACAGAGATGTTGTTAGAGCCAAAGATAGCGCTGAAAAATTGAACAAATTACTCACTGAAAAATATGGAATATTATGAATGCTAAAGATTTTATTACTGAAAGTTTGGTTAGAATCGCTAATGAAATATCTCAAATTAACATAAGATATGCTTATGATGAGATTACTAATTTCCATATTATAGAAATTTCTCCAGAAGAAATAAGAAGAGGGGATGAAAAATATATGGAGATGGAGTATGAGTTGTGGAATAATTTTCGTACAATGTTTCCTCATGAGGATATTTTAATTTGTGAAATTAGCGACACAAATAATATGGATAATATATTATTTGAAAAAATAGCCCCAATATCCATTTCAGGGTATACTTCTTGTGAAAGTTCATGTGTTATTCCTGATTTTGACGGGATATATCAATCTTTCAATTATACAATTACTGAAAATAATTATACCAATACAATTGAATATTTTAATCTTGCAGCTTAAATTATGACAGAAAAAGTAGCTAAATTCCGACTAAAAGAATATAAAATAAATAAGGCTAATATAGAATTTAATCCTTCTATGCCAATTTCAGAAGACATATCTATTGAGCTTGAAAGAAAAAGTATGTCTAATGAAGACGAAAATCTGTATAGATTAGAATTCGGTGTAAAAATTGCAGATAAAGAACAAAATCTTCAAGTATATGCAAATCTTATTGGATTATTTGAATTTGATTCAGACATAGATGATAGGACAAAATCTATATTTTTTAATATAAATGCTCCAGCTATATTATTCCCTTACGTAAGAGCGTATATTTCTACTCTAACTTCTTTATCAGGAATTAGGCCGATCATATTGCCAACAATCAATCTTGCAAATCTTGAAGGAAAGCAAAATTAAGAGTGGTGTGTAAATTATATATAGAAGCGGAGTAACCTCCGCTTTTCTTTTGCCCTCTTGCGAAGGGCGGGAATGAGTTACAATGTTGACTCCGAAAAATCTAATTCGTAGATAACCTTTCCGCTTTCATCCCTTTTGAATTTTCCCACGCAGATAAGTTCGGGGAATCCGGGCTCTTGAACCCAAAAAGGAACGGAAACAATTTCGTTTTCAGGAATTTCGATAGTTGACAACATCTTTTCAGCTTCTTGCTCACATAATTTTGTCAGTTTTTCCATGCTGTCTGTGGTTTTGCCAGACTGAATGGCAATTCCATTTTGAATGTTTTCTTTTTTCATGATTCTATTGTGTTATTTGGTTTCAAATTATAGTTTTTCCTAAAGACCATTCTTTTAGACCATCCACAAGAGTATAAACTACATCTCTATAACTTTTGGCTAAGATATCATTCTGATTATAATCATAGTCATTCCATTCTGCTATAGTTTGTTCCAAGATATTATACAAAGCAGGATCTAGTGACTTTAACAAAATATACCCCTTAGAATAATCAAATACTTTATTGGGACAAGCTTTCATTGCGAAGTATTTACCAATATAACAATCAACTCCTCCCGCTTGATATACCCCTTTGGATATTTTTAAATTATCTCTTAAGATATTCATCTCTCTTTTCGAGAATTTACTAACATTATAATCTGTAATAAAGCGTTTAATGTCATATCCCATATCCAAATACAAAGGAAGCATTTTTATGTGGTTTAAACAATTAGACACATGGTCTACCAAAGGCGGTGTAAATATATTGTTTATATGTGATGCATCCACCCAAAGAGATAACGCTCCACCTACATATACCCCCTTTATATCCAAATATACATGCAAAAGCTCATGGGCGAAAGTTGCAGGATCTAAGTTAAGTGGGTCGACAGATATAATATGCTTTCCCGATTGAGAAAACGTACCATATTCATTTTTTTCGCTTAACTCTAAATCTATTACCGCATTTGAGCTACAAAAGTCCCAAAGTTCTTTATTTTTGCTATCAATTAAAGAAGACAATAAATTCTCGTATTCCATATTGTTATAAATAAAACTTAATACTCTCCTTTTAATGCATTCGCTAGACTATCAGCTGTACTTATTGCAGATGTATCTTTATTTGTATTTTTCCTTGTTTTAGCCGAATCTATATTTTTTTTATTAGATTGAATAGCCTCTTTTATTATTCCAACTAATTGCAAGTAATCTTTGCTGTCCATATCTTTACTATATAGTATTTGATTGACATCCTTATCAAAAACATACAAATAGTTGCCTAAATCAAAATTACCACCTTTAGTTTTACATCTAAATTTATGTTTTGCTTCCCATCCAATAAAAGAACGCCCTATTTTCTGTTTTCTTTCTTTTATTTTCACATATACATCGTTTGCCTCCTTTAATACATCATCCATCTTTTCAATATACTCATCAACCTTTCGTTTAGCCTCATTAAATTTATAAATTCCAAGCGAAGAATAGCTATCAGCCCATATTTCCATAGCACTTCTAGCGCTTTCATATTCTACTCTTTTATCTTCGAGTTCTTCAAACATTTCATTTATTCCATTTGCATATAATAAGGCTAACGTATCAGTGTATATGGAAGTAAATGCACTATCTATTTTTGTCTCAATAGGTTCATAACTTGCAAAATCATATAGAGTTTTGAACATGTCTTGTTTTATAAGCTCTTGTGCTTTCTCTTCACGTGATTGACAGCCAAATAGTAGCAAGGAAACAAGAAGAAAAGATAATATTTTTTTCATACCTGCGTGTTTTTAGTTAGTTATACAATGCACCAAATTAACACACAAACACACAAAAAAGCAAATATTCTTTTACTTTTCTTTGATTTCAGCCACAATTTTTTCTAATTCGGCTAAAGTTGTAGCGTTATAATAGCTTTTCCCGTCCTTAACTATTGCCATAAAATCTCGACTATCTCTAGCTTCTGTAAATAGTTCCCATATCTCAACATTTAACTCTTCAGAGATTCTTTCAAGCAATTGAATAGATGTATTCCCTTTTGAAGCCCTACTCAATGTCATTTCTGTTACTTCCAATTTAGCAGCTAATTCTTTTTGAGTAGTCCCCTTTAATTGACATAACTCTTTTAATCTTATTTCCATATACTTTAAATGTTTATCGGTTTTTCTGTGCAAATATAACCCTATATGTTTATTTTCATCAACCATAAACATTAAAAGTTTACCATTTCACTTTATTTAACCAAATAATGAATATCACAATAAACTTAATATGTATATTTGCACCAGAAATAAACATTTAAAGTATATAAATACAATGAAACGCTACAACTTATCCCAAATAATGAAATCCGCTTGGCGCTCTTACAAACGTGCCGGCAACGAAAGAACGTTCTCCGAATGTCTGAAATCAGCTTGGAGCCTTGCGAAATTGCAAGAATACTGCTCACCGGAAGCGGTGAAGGCTAGAACGGATCAGTTCTTGGCGGAAAGACATGAAGCTATGAGCAACACTGCTAAGGCTACAATGGATAAGGGGTACAATAATAAGAGCATACCGGCATCGGCTTACTATACAGCTAGTACAGGAAGATACGGCGCTCATTACGTAGGAGATTAATTAACAATGTGAGCAGGCGTTCGTAGCACCTGCTCACCATAAACAACTTAATTATATGAACAATCCAGTAGTTTACGACTACAAAGGTAGTCAAATTTCTTTTATGAGTGGCGAAAATGTGATGGTAAATGCTACGCAAATGGCAAAACCATTTGGTAAATTAGTTGGCGATTGGCTTCGTCTTAAAACAACAACGGAATTTACAGAAGCTCTTGCAACCGATATGCAGATTCCCATATCGACACTAATTCAAACAGTTAAGGGTGGTAAAAGTGAGCAAGGCACCTGGATGCATGAAGATGCAGCATTGGAATTTGCACGTTGGTTATCTCCTGCTTTTGCTATATGGTGTAATAAGCGTATCAAAGAACTCCTAAAGACCGGAGTAACAACCGTCTCTAATGACGATGAAGCGATAGCCTACGCCATGCAAGTACTAAACAGACGCCTAGAGCAAGCCAAAGCGGAGAAGCAACAACTGGAACAGCAAAACGCCAAACTCCAACCAAAGGCAGCCTTTGCCGACGCAGCCTTCGCCACCGACGATAAGGTAGACATAGGAATGTCCGCCAAGATCCTAAAGCTAGGATTCGGGCGAAATACCCTATTCGATAAGCTAAGGAAAGCGGGCGTATTCTTCGCCAACCGAAACGAGCCCAAACAGCGGTATATTGATGCCGGCTACTTCGAGATGAAGGAGAAGTTCATCGAGCGCAACAACCATCCGGGATTTGTCGTAACCAAAGTGCTAGTTACCCAAAAGGGATTGGCTTATCTGAACCACCTATTTGGCGGAAAAATTTCCGATGGGAAGTTAGTTAGGATAGTATAATACCCATCCCTTCCCTAATTCACACATTTATCGCAGTCCGTTTCAATGCCGGACAGCCACAACTATATCAAAAAGTTTAGCATCAAAAAAAAGAAAAGAAATTATGAAACAGAATTATTTCACACTGAAGCAAAGTAGACAGATAAACAAGATATATAACGAAGTACAGAGCTATATGCCATTCGAGGAAGCCACATTTCCGGTTTTTATTTCGAAGATAATCCCGTTCGTAAGGGAATATTCCCGTTACACGGAAAACAGCAAGGAATACGCAAAAGAATTGTTCGTAGAAGGAATAAGGAGACTGGAAGATAAATATTACCCGAACGGATTCAAGTCCAGCAAGAAGCAACGGTATAGATTCTCTTTGATTGAGATTCCCCGAATGAGTACTTTTGAATGTGACTATAAGCCTATTGAGGGCGTTGCGTGCATGAAGGTTATCAGAGCTTTCCGGGACTTTGCCCGTTCCGGATTCGAGGAAGAGGAAGAGTTTGTAAAGAAGTTAATCAGAATATCCAATATGCTTAATTGAAAAGTACAAGTAGCGTTTCCGGCGACCAAATCGGGCTACATCTCTGTTAAGGAGGTGGGGAAAGGGTAGCTTCAGGGCTGCCCTTTCTTTATGTATAGTCTCTCATGCAACGTTTCGCTCCCGGACCATATTTGAGATAATGGCGTAAACCTTATCTAAGATATTATTTCTTTCCGCTATTTCAAGTTTTGTTTCTCCCTTGAACTTCTTCTTATAGTTACTAATAGAAATGTGATAGAGGTAATATAATTGCTCATAAACCTTGTGCCAAACGTCCTGTTGTCTAGTGTTGGTTGCCGAAGCATATTTGTTCACCAGTTGGCGGATCTTATCACGAAGAGAAATTTCCGGAACCTTTTCCGATGAAACAGCAACCGCCAACAATAATTTCCCGTTTTCTTCTCTCTCCTGTTCCATTGCATCCAGTCTCTTTTCTACGTTTTCAATCCGTTTGCTTTGTTCAAGCAAAGCTTGTGCGGACTGGACCAGTATTTCAAGTTGGGATAATGGCCTCTGTTCGGCTACTTTATGAAAGACTTGCCTATATACCTCAAATACAGGCCGAACCTTCCGAGCAATAAAGTATTCGAAACAAGACAAAGAAAGCTTATAATCATCTTTAGGACGTCCATTGAGGTTTTTGCCATTTTGGGCAAAAAGTATATAATCCTCATTTTCAATGAAGTTAGCTTTTAACGCTCGTGTAGCTTTCCCTCTCTCTGAATAGACAAGCGGCCATACATCGTCAATATTTACTGGATAAAGTTCATTTTTCTCTTTCAAAGCTAAAATAGCATTGAAATACTCTTTGATTTCTTCACTTGTACTTGATTTTGTTAATTGGTCCATAATCATTATATTTGCAACATAAAGTTAATACTATCCCCATCAGCGGCTCGGACACTTCCGCTTTTGGGGATTTTAATTTGTCCGATTTTGTAGCAAGCGAGGATTCGAACCTCCCACGCCTTACCGACTTGCTGAACCTGTCACGCCTGGCATATAAAAAAGCGCCAAAGGCAAGCTCCTCACTTCTCACCGATGGCGTTATATCTTTCAGCCGTGAGGATAGCCGTATTATTTTCCATGCACAAATTTATTTCATATCCAATTATAAGCCTAAAATTTTCATTTCCGGAAAACCACAATAAGCGAATTGTGGTTTATTTGTCTTTTGAGCTAAAATCGAACTATACATTAAAAAGATTGCAACGATTTACTATTTTGTTCTATTTTTCCTATGATTTTTGTATAATCCCCGTAACTTTTCTAACCATGCACCCTAAACATTGTCCTTTTTGACTGATTCAGAAGTTTCCTTCTTTTCTTCCTCCTCAATCTCTTTCAGGACTTCATCCACCCTTTCGGCATTACCGGCAAACAAAATTCCCTCTCTCCGGGACCACACTTTACCATCTATTGCACTAACTGCCGTTTTTACCCGTTCGTCAATATCATCAATCATATATGGAACCAAATCCACATCAATATCAATAGTATGGGACGCCTTGTCAAATTCGGATGGGTTAATATCCGCCAAAGCTGATACCAAGAAGTTTACCCTCCGTTGAAAGAACTCCCCAATTACTTCCGCATGATTAGATACCGCCATGTGCGCACCCATAAAAATATACCTGAACGCTTTTCCCGAAATGGCATTTCCAAGGCCTTTCAACTCTTGCGGTGATATACGTGGAGTATTCGTCAGATCGTACGCCCTGTTAGTAAGCCCTTCTAGTTCCAATTTAACAGTATCAGGAACCTGATTCCATGTCAGATATTGAGCGTTCGCCTTATCTCCGGTCAATTGTATGATCCTGTTGCGTTTCTTCCCTGTAAAGCCTGATACGTCTCCAAAAAGCATTAAATAAGGGAAGAAGTGATAATCTATACAATCGGCATAACTTGATAATATCTTCTCTATGCGTACACGTATAGTCTTTATATTATGGCAATAAGTCTCCGGGCGATAACCATATAAGACAGGAAGTTTTTTAAACCCGTGCCTGAAAGACTTCTCCTCTACCGCTTCCCATCCATTCGTATTTTCCCACTGGTAAACATGGGTAGCGGTAACAGTTTGAAAGCATACTATTTCTGCATCGTCCAGATCTTTCTTTTTATATTCACGTGAGAAGGCGACCAAATCTCCGGCGTCATCAAAGAAAGGGTAAAGTTTATCTCCCCTGAATGGCGACCATATTACGCTGCGGAGCTTATTTTGCGGTCTTACACTTCCCCCGAAAGCCTTCTGTATTTTATTCCAGAATTTAGTCCAGAACGAATCATCTTTGACTGCATACCAGTATTCGGCACATTCCTGTTCAGAAAGCCAAGAACGAACTATACGTTTATTCTGGTACTTTATTTTATTCTTCTTCAGTACTTGTTGGATAGCATAAAATAGCCCTTTTTCATCCTCATTTGACGGAGCGCAATCCATCTTAGGCTCAACCCCTACTGTAAACGCTGTTTGAATATTGGTTATATCTTGCTCCAGCGGGATAGATATACGGTTACACGGCTCTGTACGTTTTTTAGCTGGGATAGTAGTGCTTTTACCGGTACTATCATTCCATTCTTCCCTTTCCTTCTCTTCAACAACTTCAATATCTGGGTATTTTTCTTTATCCACAATGATTTCATGCAAATCAGCATTCCAATCCTTCCAGTTTTCACCGGTATTGGGTTCCTCCGTTTTACGCCCTTTCTTCAAATATTCGATCTTCTGATCTACATCTTCTAATGCTAAAATATCCTCTAATGTCATAATGTTATATTTTTAATGATTAAATGCTTCCAACCCTTTTGATATAGATTTTCTTCCCATCAACTCCATCATGCAACAATATCTAACCTCATCAATTATATGATTAAAATCATCTACTGGAATATTCAGCCATTTCCCATTTTTATCTTGTTGATATGTATAGTTGTCAAGTTCTTTTTTAGCATTTATAGACCCCTCTGTTATATATATTTTCTTCGATTTCATAAAATCTATGCCTGCCTCCACAGATCCATGATATTTATTTACCGGTCTTATATTAAATCCTGCATTATATATTTCAGCGATAAGGCGAGGATCGGCACTCTCTGACCATATATTGAGCTTAGGCATCCGCTTAAACTCCTTGATTATGTCAGAAGAAAGCATATTGGTTCTATAAAACTTCTCATCAATGTATATAGCATTATCTAAAAAGCCGTTTTCAGAACAAGCTGTGGGGTCATTTGTGTAGCCAAAATCAAGACCATACCACCTTCTCTTAACCCAGATAGGAATTTCTTTTATAACAGTATAGTTCTCAAAAATAAGTCCTTCAATTTTAGCTCTTTTCCCCAAGCCATATATCAACCATTTACGCTTATCTGCAGTACCCTGTGAGTAATTATACTCTGTTGGTTCATAAGATTCAATCTTTCGTCTCATATTAGCTGGTATAAATGGGTTATCGAGCATAGTAGAATGATCGAAGAAGCAATCTTCACGAGGACACACATTTTCATAAATCCAATGCTCTTCTGCGGAAGGATTGTAATCAAGAACAGAGAAACGTGCACATCTCTGTTCTAATTGGTCAAAATCATCTTTAGAAGCTTCCATCGCCTCATTTATCCAAAAAATATCAGTAGTCAATCCATGCAATCTTTGTACATCGTCAAGCCCAACAAATTCAAATGAAGTAGAATACATCTGAATAGTCTTTAGGGTGTTGTTTATCCTACATACATTATACAAGCCAATCTCAAGAAGTATATTTTTAAAATCTGTCCATACAGTAGAAGATAACCAAGTACTCTTCTTTCTTGCTATTACAATACGATTTGGTCGCTGCCAGTTACTAATTGCATAAACAATAAAAAATTGTATCAGCGAATATGTTTTTGAGGATCGTGATCCTCCTTCAAACACATATACGTTAAACCTATTGCTATTTAAAGCAACCATCGCCCGGTGAAAAACAGGAGTACAACTTATATTTAAATTAGCAGCTTCCACTATTATTCAAATTAATTTGTTTATCCTGAAGTTCTAAATCCTCTTTCTTATTATAAACCACATTGACATTAACGTTAGCCGGAGGTGCTATGGATGATCCGTTAGAAGTTACATCCATCTTTTCTGGAGCATCCCAACCAAACATCTTACAAATGCGTTCAATAGCTTTTAGCTTATCATGAAGTTCAATCTTTACATATTCAACATCTACAATTTCTGGATCATCATTTGTCCCAATGTTCTTTTTTAGAATCTTAGTTGATATACTTTTTATTGCAGACTTCTGTCTAGGAGTAAGGTTTTCAAATTCGGTTCTTTCTACCCAACTATTATGCATATTTGCTATAGAAGAAAAAGCGATATTAGATAATTCCTCTAGTATCTTTTCTTTGGTTATATCAGACTTTTTTTTTTGTTCTTCTTGAAGCTCTTTTATCCTTTGGGAAACCTTTGGGTTATTTAATAGTTTAGATGATTCTTCCCAAATTTGTTTTTCTTTCATATTTGAGCAAGAATATGCACGCCTATAAGCCTCGGACGCATTTCCGCACTCAATATAGTAATTGCAAAATTTTTCCTGTTTTATTGATAAACCCATAGCTATCGTATATCTATCCTTATCATACCATTGTCTTTCAACCGAGATACAATTCCAGTGTAAATATACTCTATATCCTTCCGAAAGTCCTTATAATTATTGTAGAGAACAACCACAGTTTCGATATTGTGGGAAATAAATGTTTTATCGCTGATATTTACCGATTCGGCAATCTTATCCCGAAGTCCTTTTGGCATTCTTCCACCGGCCAATACACTGGGAGCATAAAGGAAAAGAATAATAAATATAAACTTCTTTCTGATATGAACGCTATCCTTATTTCCCGGGCAATCCCTAAAATCCTGTATTTCGCAAAACCATTTATATATGGATGGAATATAATCCAGGTCCGACATAATAGGAGCAGATAATTCAGACTCTCTTTCTGACAATCTGGATTTCTGCTCTCTGATAGATTTTAACTCTGATATTTCTGAAAACATAGTACGATTATTTAAAAGTAAATAGTATATTTGCATCATAATCGTGTAAGATTTGGGAGAATTAAGCTTGGTCGTGCTCGCTGGTTCTCCCTTTCTATTTTAAAGGATCAATCATTTGTTCTCTGTCTTCCATTTTTCTTTTAAGATAATTGTATTCCTGTTCAATACATTTACCTATCTTTTCTACATCTTCATAACGTTCGGCTTTTATCAGATCTCTTTTAAAGCTTTCAAGCTGATTGATGTATACGATGTCATTACGATCAGTTACGTGCTGAATATAATTTTTGATGTCATTCAGCTTGCCCTCCATGCGTCTGTGCCATTTACCTATCAAAATTACAATGATGGCAACGGTTGTTGCATTGAGGATGAATAATACGATTTTAAGTATTAATTCTGCTACTTCGCTTATTGGCATGACTCTTCCTCCGCTTCTTTAGCGTTATCATCATAAATGAAATCAGCAGAATCCAATTGTGCTTCTGAAATAGAGACTTTATTATTTTTCTGCCATTTCATAATTTTATAGTGTATTCTTCCATTTTCACCATCTGTGATAAATCCATGAATATGGAGATAAGCACGACAGAGGATTGCTATTGCTAACTTTTTTCTATTTTTCATAGTTATTTTTCCTTCTTTACCAATTCAACTTCTGTCGGCTCTTCATCTTCCCATTTTACTTCGGGAAACAGTTCAGAATCAAGCCTAATCCAATCAAAGCAATGTTTTGTTGGTTGCCAATATTCATCAATCTTTACGGGTCGTCCAGTGAAAAGGCATAAATCCCCACATTTGTCTCTTGCTACATACATAATCAATCTCCTTTCTCCTTAATCCGTTCTAATACATCTCTGTTGGCTTCCAGTATTTCATCGAAAGAGGGAATAGGCATCCAGTGGGTAACTCCCAAAAGCCCAACAAGATGTTCTACTTCTGTATTGATTACAACTAAGAATCTTCTATCGGAAGTAACTACGATGACCTCATATAAAGATTGTCCATCATTTGTTTCCGGCAATCGTTCTTCTACACTTATCCACGGGGATTGCTTTGCATGCCATTCAGCACCTTTTCGGAACATATTTAGCATTGCGTTTCTGTCATATACAAGCCCGGCAAATGATAGATTTCTTGACGTACAAGCATAACTGAAAAACAATTCATTTATTGCTGCCGTTTCTAATGTCTGTTTCATAATGATAGTTTTTTAATGTCATCCACTGATAGTTTGTCCTTACCTTTGGCATATTCAAAGAACCCTACTACAGGACATACACATTCGGGAATAGTATAATCATCTGTTTCAGGTAATGTTACCAATATACTAAGTCCTACGCCATTGATATATTCGCAAGAAACGAAATTGTCAAAGGCGATATATCTTTGCGCCTCCTTAGCTATAATGTCGCAATTCTTTCGATAACATTCATAGCTTTTGATAGTACTATTAATAAATTTATCTATATTCATTTCTGTTTTAGTTATTAGTTAATCAATTGCAAGTTCATACGTGTAGTATTTCCATCCTTTATAAGAGTTTTTCCAATTACAATAGTCTGATGCATCTTTTTCTTCAAAAAATACAGCTACGTTGTGTCCGTAACAGTCATATACTCTATATTTCTTCATATCTATCTTGTTATTTGTCAATTATTTCAAATGTCACTTTCACTTTTTTACAGCGAAAACCTTTCTTATACATCTGTTTCCATGTCAAATTAGTTCCGTCCAGCCAGTACCTGACGCAATCTCTTCGGTAATATTTTTGAGTATTCATCACAAGTGTACCATTTGGGTAGGTTATCATGTACATTATATCTTCACGCATATCGACTCCTTTTTTTCTTGTTTTACGCTAATTACTCCTTATTCTCCTTACATTTCTTGCAGAGATAAAGCCCTGTATCTTCATCTCGACCCTCTGATTTCCACATATCAGACATACAATTATCGCAATATGTAGCCTCGCTTTCGTCTTCACATGCTCCACAAAAGTTCTTTCCCTCAATCTCGTAATGACAACCTTCGGAATAACTATCATACAAGCGTTTACACATGTCACACATTTCTATTGAATCCGGTAATATGGAGAAGTGTTCTTGTAGATACCAAATGACAGTATTTGATTGTTCTGGAGTAAGTTTGACTTTATACTCATCACCCAAAGAAATTCCTTCTGGAATATCACCCTGCAAAAAGGAATGAAACTCTTGAATCCATTCTAAATCGCTCCAATCACGATTAGAATTATTCTTTTGAAGTTTGATCTCATTATTATTCATTTCTATTTTGTTTTGAGCTATGCGGTAAACGAAGAATCTACCGCATAGCTGATTTATCATTTATTTCTTGCCGCTTCTAAAACTGGAAGATTTGTCTCCGTTGGTATGTATATCACAGTTTTATCATTCAGATTGCTTTGTTGACGTACCCACAAATATTGGATATATGCAGGAGTAATACTTCCATTTTCAATTTTAATCGCTTCGGCAGCACCTTTAGCACGTTCGATTTCAGCTTGGGCATTCAACTTTTCAGCTTCCAGATTTGCTTTAGCTTCTTCAATCCTTATTTTACGGTTTTGTTCTGCTTTAGCAAATTCAGCCTTTCCAGACATTTCTTGCTGCCAAACGTTATAATAAGGGATGGTAACAAAACATCCCACAACAATTGCGACAAATACGATAGCCGCCAAAATTCCAAGTTTATTCATACTTTCTAATATTGGGTTTTATAAAGCCGCCCAAGGCTTATTAGTTTATTATTATTATATTTGCAAAAAAACAAATATATGTCAACAATATATCGTAATAGAACAATCCGCCCTTCAAGTAGACTTGAAACATCTGTATCTTATAAAATCAATACAGAGAAAGTCACGACAAATGATACATTGGTTATTACCATTAACCATGAAAGTGAGAATTTTAGTAAAGAATTTACTTTTTCAGGAGAGAAGGTTGCAAACCGTTCCTCAATACACTTCAGATATATCAATGGAGAAATTATTTGGTCACCAGTTCAGCCTGATTAGATTCATATCTTTGCAGACTTAAATTATTCATCATCATAATCAGTATCAAAGATACGTGCAACCATATCGACAATATTTTCTTCAATATCCTCGGTAGAACCAGTTACAGCATTAGCTATATTCTTCTTCTCCTGAATGATCCGATAAACTTTTTCATCTATTGTTCGACGGCCAAGGAAATAGTAGCAGGTAACAGAATCCTTTTGCCCGATACGGTGTGCCCGATCCTCACATTGACAACAGTCAGCATACGTCCAAGGAAACTCAACAAAGGCGACATTGCTCGACGCAGTAAGCGTTAAACCGACCCCGGCAGCCTTTATGGAGCAAATGATAATATCCGCTTTAGGATTGTTCTGAAAGGCGTCTACGGCTCTTTGCTTCTCGTCTTGTGAGTCTCTACCGGTAACCGATACAGCAGTAGGAAAGTAACGTTTCAGTTGGTCTACTACTTCATGAAGAGAACAAAAGAGAATTATCTTCTTCCCATTCTCCCGGAAGTCTTTCACAAATTCAATAACATCACGCACTTTGCCGCGAGCGGAGATCTGCCGTAGAATATTAATACGTACCATCACTTCGCCGCGCATTGCCTTAGCTATCTTATCGTCGTCAGCGTCCTTGTATTTCTGTAGATACATAATAAGATCGCGTTCTGCATCCATATACTCTTTGCGGTTTGTGATTTCGCAAGTATTCACCTGCCGTATTTTATCGGGAAGATCTGTGAGGACAAGTGACTTTTCACGACGAAACATACAGTACTTCCATAGGTTAAAATTCAATTCTCTCAAATTTGATGCTTCTCTCTGTCCAGAACAGTATCTATCAACAAATGGTTTATATCCACCGAAATCGTTCATTCGATCTAAAATAGCCAACTGCGGAATCAAATCTTTAGGCCGGTTTACCACCGGTGTTCCCGTCAATTCAATAACCCATTCTTTGCCGGTACAAATACCTTTGCAAAACTTAGCCTGCTGGGTTGATGCAGATTTGCAACGATGGCTTTCATCAATGATAACAGACTTGAATAAATTGATTGAGTTTCTAAATTCCACATCTCGCAGCGTCCAACCTTCAGCTTTCTTTATACGTTGTACAAAGTACTTCTTTAATGATTCATAGTTAACAATAAATACCTGATGCATTCCTGTCTGAAAGAAAAAAGTCCATGTATCACGTACTTTATCAGTTAGGATCATCGCCTTTTTATCCGTAAACTTCTCCCATTCACGTTGCCAGTTGATTTTTAATGATGAAGGGCATACAACAAGACAAGGAAAAGCATCTGCGAGGTTAATTGTTGCTATACTCTGCAATGTCTTCCCCAAGCCCGGTTCATCGCAATTCATAAATCGTTTAAGTTGCAAACCACGTGCAATACCTTTAAGTTGATAAGGATAAGGCTGAATTTTCAAATTGTGAGGAACGGTTAAATCCGGCAATTCCGGAATATCATAAGCAATATCTTCTTCCTTTTTTTCTGTACCATTTACCCAATTGATATTCTCAAATTGTCGTATTTGATAAATCATTCTTTCAAGGTCAACTCTACTCCGAGCTGGAACTATCCAAACTTTTTTTGCACCGTCAAAACGTCTTCCGGGAATTTGTCGGACTCGATCTACAATAGAAGGTTTATACTTGAATGATAATTCAAAGTTATCTCCTTTTAATTCAATATTCATGATTTAGAGTATTTTATAGGGGGATAATTCCCCCCTATGGTGATTGTAAGTTATGCGGTCGCGTCAAGAGGTGCAGGGGCATCTATCTGTTTTTTTCTTCCTTTTCTCTTCGGCTTTTCTTCCACTATGATAGCTTCTTCTGGTTCATCGGTTTCGAAATCAAGACGTTCTTGTCTAATTCCCCATTTTTCTTCAAATAGGTAACTTTCTACTTCAGCATCACATGCAGCTGCATCAATGCTTAATTCTTCGTAGTAGAGATATTGTTCGTCAAGGAGAGGAACGAAGATTTTCAAGTCAACGACTTTGCCGGACTGAAGAAGTTTGGATCCCATGATAGTTATTCCAGAAACCCCATCGACACTGTCATTCGCATAACCTGTAATAATATAGTTTTCTAAGGTTTCTGCATAGCCAGGAGAAGTAAAACTATCCTTATCGATTTTAGATGCTTCCGGCTGCTCACACAATACGACAAGATGCAATTTAAGACGGCTAAACGCTTCTCTTAAATCACTGTGAATGATCTGATCACAGCTCTTGTTTATTACATTTGTGTAGTTTGATTCAGAAAAACGCTCATTGTACACTACATTCAGCCGATCTTTCTTAACGACTGCCTTTTTGATCTCATTTTTTACTTGTTCCATAATCTTCTTTGGTTGATAAAGTGATAATACTAAATGTTGATACAACTCCCATGACGGCAGCCGTAGTTATTTCTCTTGATGTTGCATCTTCTCTTTGAGAAAAAGATAATGCTGTAAACAGGCCGACAACGGCCAGTCCGATTGTAATTTTTCTTAAAATTTTCATGATAATTACTTTTTGTTGTTATGCATTCCGGCCATTTTCATTTCCTCTTTTGCTTTACTTATCACAGTTACACACCATGATAATTGATGTGTTGCTGTCCGGTTACAACGTTCGCACCAATCGACGAGATATCGCTCCTCCCGGCATAAAGAACTAATTAGGGCATTTATCGCTGTTGCTGTCGCTTTCGCATTTTTAGCTGTATCAACGAGTGTTTGCATGACCTCGGACTTCATTGTCTCATTAAGCCAGTATTTCGAGTCTGCAAGCAGTTTGCCGGAGCGAGCAACATATACAGCCAGGTCATTGCCACGCTGTACGGCTTCTTCAGCATTTTCGCTCATTGTGATATTGAGAAAAGAATCAATATTTTGTAATTCAGCCAAAATTTGTTCTTTTGGAGTGATTAGTAAGTTCATATTGTTTTCACTTAAAATATATTTAAACCATTAGTTGCCACCATTTAAAAGCAAGGTCCTCGTATTTCTCTTTCCCCTTGATATACGTAGGGTGGTTACGGTCGGTGATAAAATGCTTGAAGATTTTACAGTTCTTTTTTGAGATTGCGTAGATGAAATCTCTATTGCTCCCTGCAATATCCATATACCAGGCACGGGAACGGTCCCAGTCGAAAAAGTCGATAGCTTCATCAAATTGCGCCTGTGACTCTGCAAAAGTCGTTTTTAAATCACCTCCAAAATTGTAAGCAGACAACCACCAATCCCATTTACATCGTGTATCAAGATGGTAGGCAAAATTTCCATAATAGAACTCCTGCTGCTTATTTACCATGAACTTCTGTGTATCAGATTGCGCCAACACGACAGCCAGGAATCGATCTTTCTCCGCCTCTTTCCGGAGCGCCTTACGCATTTCAAGCCCTAGCTCAAATTCTTCTGTCGTATACAAGTAATCGTCTACCATCAGCTTGTCATACCGGACACGGTCATTCTCTGTGATAAGAGCATCTACGAGAGTACCGAACTTGAAAGCCTTTTCTTTATCCCCGTATTGAACACGGGGATAAAGATAGTTTTTAAGCTCTGTCAGATCTGAATTACTGACTTCCGAACGTGAATAGTATGAATCGGGATTTGACATAACTATTTAGCTTTCACATCTGCTTCGTAGCTGATGAATTGTGATTCAATATGTGTCTGATCTTTACTGTTTGCTTTCTTCTCGCAGTATGTAGTCATCTTTTTAAAGATCTTCTCTAACTCATCAAAAGGAAGAGTCTGCCCCTCGCCTATCCACCACATCTGAAATATTTCCAGGTATCCTTGCTGATGAAGAACAACAATCTTTTCTTTTACCTTAGCGTTTGTCGGTGGAGGTGCAACAGATGCAGCAGCACCAGCAAAAAGATTACCGATTGAGCTTTGTTGCGTTTTCATTGCAACCTCCTGCCTATCTGCTTCTTCCTTTCTCTTTAACTCTTGTAATTGTTTGGCTGCCTCTTCTGCTTCTCGTTGTTTGCGCAATTCTTCTGCTTTTGCGGCTTCTTCTGCATTTGCCAAGCGAAGCTGTTCCAGTTCAGCCAACTCTTTACGCTTAGACGGAATACGGTCGATAAGATCTTGTTTAACACTTGAAATTTTAGCCTTATACTGTTGAGCATATTGCTCATATTTACCCAGCAATGTATTTTTGCGAATCTCTGCTTTTATCTCCTTATTGATATAATAGGTAGCATATTCAGCAGTGAATTTATCAAAATGAGCTTTCGGGTAATCAGTTTGGAAAACAGTTATACCGATTACTTCTCTATCAAAGTTTACATAAGTCAATCCCGAAAAAATATTCTGCAGCTCGGTTACCTTAGAAGATAGATATGAACTGAAATAAGAAAGAAGTCCATTTTCTATTGCTTGTTGATAGCTTACCTTTTCATTATTGATTAATACTCTTTGCTCGGCTTCTTTCTTTCTCTTCTGCTCTTCTTCATATTTGAACTTAGCATACTCATTGCGCTTTGCTACAAGCTTTCCGGGGATTGTAGAAGAATCCTTAGGATCAATTTCTTTTTCTTGTGAAGTAAAGAAAGAACGAACTTTGTCGAATATCTGCGTGATGGGCTTGCGACGTTCGTCCATATTCTTGAGAGTAGTATTTACTTTTTTCAAGAAGTCAGCTGCAGCCTGATCTATCGTTTCATTCATACCTTCTCCCTCGATTGTATCAAGGAGAGCCTGCCCTGCTTCATTACATTTTTTTACGGAGAGAGTATTCCTTCCCATAATTTCGGGAAATGATGAAAAAATGTTTTTTACTTCGTCTATTTTGATTAATTCTGTTGCCATAATCGTTTTCTTAAATTGGTTAGTAATAGCTAGAAGCCTCCGTCTGCATCATCGTCAGATACTGCCACTTGAACGGGCTCCGGAGCGTCTAATTGTTTTTCTTCCCCAAAAGGTATTTTGGTATCATCTGCAGAGGCTGTAGATTGAACAGGCTCATTAACCTTTTCTTCATCAACAATGCCATAATCGATAACTTCTTCATCTTCCTGCTCTGTCGCCATCATAGTATACTTTCCGGTACGCACCTTGGGGTAAGCATCAAAAGCGTGCTTTATCATCTTGTTCTCAAGGAATCCCGGATCAACACCACCACTATTCGAATAATACAGTTCATTAGCTTTGCCTTCTACTCGTTGTCCATCTTTGTTGTAGTATGAGTTGTTTTTTGCTGAAAACTTAGCCAGGCGTTGGATATCACCTTCAAGTAACCATTGATAGTCTTCAGATCCGTCACAACGAACTATACGAATGAATGCCCCTATTACATTAGAAGACTTACGAGGTATAGCGGCTGAATAAGTAATCTTCTTTACACCATTATCCAGACTGATAGAGAATATATCTCCTTCGTAAACTATAACCGGATTATCCGCATATCGAATCTGCCCAGCACGCATGCGCATGGTCAGTTCTCCATAACCAGTAACAGAGACACTAGCTCTTTTTTCATATCTATCAAATCCTCGTTCATCTTTTTGGCCCGTTTTTACCTTTCGTGGAATGAGATAACAATGAGGATGTGATGTATTATCAAGTGATAGCCCATTTACAGCCATATCGAGGAAGCAACCAAACAGTGACATCTTACTGCATTCAGCCAGCGAAGGATTCTCACGAAGAACCTTCTGGAAATTAAATACTTCCTTGTGGTAAATCTGTTCCCCCATTTGAGAACCCCAAATAGCATTGTACATTTGAATAAATTTCGTCTGTACATTTTCATTTTCGACAATTTTCGTTGCTGGAAGTGCGTTAAGCTCCTCCACTTTAATTTCAATAATGTTACTCATAATTGTTTAAATATTAGTTATTTATTAGTCTCCTTGGTATACTCCACGGCTGTATTCTTCCATTAAGAGTATGTCTTCAGCTGTAGGTTCTTTTCTGATATCTGTTTTTGATGAACTACATTTGATGGGAGAAGGACTGTAATTTTTAATAGCGCTTTCTCTTTCATCCAACTGCTTTCCTATCTTATCCTGTAATTCCTTTAATAAGGAAGATCCTTGTTTAACTTGTGTCATACAGCTGTCTGCATTAATTGTTTGATGATATTGTCCGGAACTTTATTATGCAAATCCATCATTGCGCTAGCTGTTTCCAGTTCTGACCGCTTCACATAATATTTTCCTCTTTCCTTATTATTTGCCGGATAAAACTTAATCCAGGCTTTTTCGCGCCATTCTGTAATCAGGCGTTTTCCGTATATATCTTCCGCTTGTGATATAGTTACTACTTCGGGAAGTAGCCCTAACATCGTCAACGTTTGAACAGTTCCGATCTTTATACATCGTGCGACCATCATTTCGAAGCAATTTTCCATAATCTCTAATTAGGCTGTTTCTTTGTTTTACTTTTGAATGGTGTTGAGCTTTTAATTACTGAAACACATCTGCATCTCTATGCTATGCTGCCTGATTAATATTGATTAGAGTTCATATACTTCTTCAATCCTATTTCTTCGTATTCTTGCCCGCCGACTCCGGTTAAGGTCGTTGTTGCAGTCAAATGCAATTTGAAAGGCAATAATTCCAAGAAATGAAAGAGCGATTAATGATTTCTGTAATTGCTTGAAGTCTATATTTAGAGCAAAAACTCTATTTATCCACCAAGCACCAAGTTCGTTTAATTTGCTGGTCCCCGTCTTTTTGTAGGCCTTATCTAACAGGACATTTACCGTTCCGTAGGCAGTACCTAATCTGTCGGCAATCTCTTTCTTTGCTAGGCCACAGGCAGCCAATCCTGCTATTTGATTTTCCCTCTTGGTTAAGGTAGAATCAGCTTGCAGATCCATGATGCAAAGTCTCTAGTTCGGCTGCCGCTCTGGAAACTCCTTTTGTAGCTTCGAGGGCTTCATTAGCCATTCTTACAGCGACATTCAATACTTTTGCTTTGTAAGTTGAACGAGCAGAAGCAGGCTTGTTGTTGAGGATATTGTGCACCGTACCCTGTGAGCATCCTACTTCCTTCGCAATCTGCTTTTCGTATCCGTAAGGCAGATTAGCTTTGATAGTTTCTAATTGATTTTCCATATACATTATTATATTATAGTAATTAGTTCCCTGGAAGGCGACCAAGCCTGCCAAGGACAACGTATCGCTGTTGCGCGGATGATTAAAGATTCATTCTATCTCGTAACCTCTTTCAGATTCTCCGTTACCGAAAGGCGCATTCTCAAAGGGTTTACATCGAAAACTAAACCTGCATGCTTTATTATTTTAGTCTTTGACTTCTTCGCAAGTTTCTCCGAGCCAAGCGACACATTCTGTTGTACCCCTAGTAAAGTCTACTGCCTTATTTTTAGGATTGAATTTACCTTCAACTATATCTCCTTCTTTTACTCCTGCTTCCTTTTTTAGCTCCCATAGAAGCCATTCGTTACCAGTTGAACCGATTACATTCTTGATTCTCACTTTCATGACTTAATCCTCCATTTCTTCATTATCGTTATCTTCTACTTGCAAGGCTTCAAGCATTTCGTCATCAAGTTTAGAAAGATCGAGTCTTACTTCTTCACCGGAGTGGTAACTTGAAACTACTAGAATACAGGAATATCCGTTCTCATTGTATTCGAAATCAAAACGTTTACTTCCGCCTAGGATGCGCATTACTTCATTTAGATTCTTCATATCTTGTCTTTTTTAGAGTAAATAATCTATTTAGTTAACTTTGTTGCCCTTTTATTTTGGCGTTATCAATGTTTTGCGTTAACTTTATAGTGCAAATATAGAACTAAAATCTATACGCATAGATATAATATAGATAAATAATCTACATATTAAAGAAAATTAAGAATTAATGAAAGAATCAGTTAGAGATAGACTACTCCAATTTATCAATGAGCTAGGTATAAGCACAAGAATGTTCGAGCAACAATGCGGTTTAAGCAATGGTTTCGTTCGGAATACAGGAGATTCTATAAGGAGGAGCAATTTAGACAAAATATCTACAGTATTTCCTGAACTCAATACGACTTGGTTGTTGACAGGCGATGGGAATAAGTTAAATCCTTCTTCGAATAATCCCGTCAGTTCTATATCATCAGAGATATCTACACCAAGTAAATTATCATCTAAAGGAATACCATATTATGACGTTGATGTTACTATGGGATATGATGAACTACCCAACGATCAGACTAATATTCCCAATTACTACCTGCACATTCCCGCTTTTCAGAATTGCGATTGTGCGGTACCAGCTTATGGACGCTCTATGATCCCGGATATCAATGATGGTTCTATTATAGCTATCAAGGAGGTAGGTTTGGATAGTGTTCTTCCCGGAGAGGCATACCTTATTATTACAGATGATTACAGGACCGTGAAGTATATCCGTAACTGCAAGGATAATCCCAATAAGTGGCGCTTAGTTCCTAAGAACCTAGAAGAGTTCGATGAGATGGTAATAGACAAAGCTAAGATACTCCGGGTATTTCTCGTTAAGGGAGTAATCACAAACAAAATATTATAATATAAAGCACAAATATTATGGCTTCAATTCCTGATTTTAATTATAACAACGTGCTCCCTCCTCATTTAGGGAATCCCACAGATACTAGTAAAATATCACCATATAAAACAGATATTATGGAATTCTGTAAAAAGTTTGCAACATCATCTGAAAGAATAGAGATTTTAAAAGGATTTATCTATTTTAGATTAGAGGCATGTAAAAAGAATATAGTAAATGGATTCCAATGGATTGATGGGAGTTTTACAGAGAATATTGAAGCGTCAGAAAAAAGAGCTCCACATGATATTGATGTGGTGAGTTTTATATCACAGATATCTCCTCAACTCGAGCAAGATATAATTATTAAATTTCCAGCATTTGCATCTCCTTCTCTTTCAAAAAGCCAATATCATGTAGACCACTACCTTGTGATATTTGACCAGAATCCTTTAATGACTGTCCAAATGACCAAATATTGGATTCAATTGTTTAGTCATAATAGGGCTGGGGTATGGAAAGGTATGATTGAGTTACCATTGTACAATACCCTTGATTCAGATAATGAAGCCTTAAACTTTTTAAATTCACTATGATTATGGGAAATCATTCAAAAAAAGAGTGGCTTCAGTGGCAATTAACTGAAACACAACAATTATTAGAAGTTTCTAAGGATAGTCTATTAATGAAAGTATCCTTAGAAAATCGTATAGAAGATATAAAAAGACAACTAAAGGAATTAGAAGAACATTCTGTAGAAGCAAAGATTAGTTTACTATTTGCGGGAAATGCAGTTTTGGGTTCTATGGGAATAAAGTCTTCATTTGCTAGCAAAACAATGAGTTCGATACAAGGTATGATAAAGACCCAAATAGTTTATGATGCCTATGGAGAAGAACGTATAGGGAAAAGAGGTAAACTGGGTAAAACTAAAATGGGAGAAATGTTTCTAACAGGTTTACCTCAAGGTTCATTCGGTTTTGAACTCTCTTTAATGAATAATGAAGACCTTTTTGCAGAAGATTACGCAGCTAATTCTATTAAGGAAGTCATGGATATTATCCAAGCTACAGCTACTGACCAAGAACAGTATGAAAAATTAGTTTCCAATCATCCTAGCAGAATGTTTACTTATTTAAAAGATTTCTTCAAAGAGTTAGCATCAGAAAATAGTATGCTAAAAATGGAATCGGGTAGCCATTATGTGGAATTAAGCGTAGATGATAATATGACAGGATACGCAAGGACTACATCAACACATTGCCAAGAAAATAACATAAAAATAAATGGTGTTTTCAAAGGAGCATTCGTTGAATCCGGCAAATTTGAATTCTTAGATGAAGATGGCAACATAAAACATGGTAAAATAAGTGAAGATATTGATGAGGACATGATTGTAGAATATATTAGAAGATATTCTAATGAGAATTGTACCATGGTGATTCTTGAACGTAACTTTACTTTTAAAGATGGAAGAAAAAGCACTAATTATGAGCTAATTGATATACAAAAAGGAAACAAAAAAGAAGATTAGTATTAGATAAAAATAGGAGTCTATTTAATTAATTATGTAATCAAATACAAATATTATGGACATACATTACAGAGTGAAAAAAGCAGTAAAAAGAGCACCTAGCTCTAAAAGCCCGGCAAAAGTTAATATACTGATGAAAGAAGACATAAGTGGAATTATAAACAAATGTTTTACAAAAAAAGATCTAAACATTCAAACATATGCTTTCTACGAACAATTTTCAATAAATCAGATACAAGTAATGATGGAGCAGGAGGAAATTTATGTACTTCCTACTGAAGAGTTATGTGATTTTTTAGATAATTTAATTGGAGATAAAGACGCAATTGAGATAGGTGCAGGAAAAGGACATCTTGGACGTGAACTCAACATACCTATTACTGATAGTTACGCAAGGCATGATGCATACCCAATGAAAACATGTAAACGACAAGGAATTCAACCAATAATATATCCAAATGATGTAGAAAAATTAGATGCGCTCCAAAGTGTAAGAAAATATAAACCACACACAGTTATCGCTTCATATTTGGTTCACAAACAATTTTATAAAGACAAAAGTAAAGAATTTGGCCTAGATGGACAGAAACTACTAAAAATGTGTAAACGATATATACATATTGGAAATTTAGATTTGCACACTAATGATCCTATTATGCAAATACCACATACAGAAGTCGAATTCCCTTATCTTATTACTAAAAATAGAAACCCATACACTGACCGAATTTTTATTTGGGGTGATGATGGCTTGATAAATTTTGAACAAAACAATGGATTGGAACATTACAATATAACATTTATAGATACTGGAAACAAAAAATATTCTACGGAATTTGTTGCATCTAGTACATCTAAAAAATTACGTGAATATGCTTACTATTGGATGAAACTTGAGGTCGAAAAACAGAATGGAGCTATCAACATCCCTATAAATGCGATCCAAATTCAAAAACAACCATAATGGAAGATAAAAATAATCGCTTATCTCTAGTAAAAACTTTAGAATGTAATACGAGAAAACAGTGCTCAGAAGCAAGAAATAGCTCTCTTAAATTATGAGCTAGAAAAGGCAAAAACAAGATCCTCAAAATAGCGTTCTTTGAACTATCTTTGAAATGGTTAGCTCACATCATTGTAATTAATTGATTTGTAACCGAATATCCTTCTTAAACAAACTGCTTTGGGAGCAGGGGGTCGTGGGTTCGAATCCCGCTACCCCGACTACAAAAAAGAGGGTTATTAAGTTCAAAGTTTTTCGGGGTGTAGCGCAGTCCGGTTAGCGCACCTGCTTTGGGAGCAGGGGGTCG